GAGATCCCCTAGGAGCAGTTTAGTTGTGTTTAGTATCGGTTTAGAGAGATTAAACACGTTTAACTTTTGCTAGTCACGTTTAGCGAGTTTGCGCTGATCAAGGGTTGCACCAAGGCTGCGGTGACCCATGCAAGCAAAAGTCGGATCGCTGCTGCAGTGGTGATCAAGGATGAAAAGAAATGGCTGGATCGCGATCTGGCGTTGGAGTTATGGCGGAAGAACACGCTGAAGAACAACCACGCAAAGGTTGATGAGGCCGACCCGGTTGATGAGCCTGTGGTGGTGGCTGATCCGGTGGAGTTGAAGCGGCGCCTGAATGCGCTGCCTGATGATGCGATACCTGAGTTGAATGAAAGCCGTGCGCGGCGTGAGCACTACCAGGCGGAGCTGGCGAAACTGCAGGTGGCGCAGCAGCGTGGCGAGCTGGTGCCAGCCGATGAGGTGAAGAAGGCTGCGTTTCAGGTGGGCCGGAGTGTGCGTGAGGCGTTGAGCAACTTGGCTGATCGGCTATCGCACCAGTTGGCGGGCGAGACGGACCCAACGGTCATCCACGGGCTGCTGAGTGATGAGCACCGTGACGCGCTGCTGGCGTTGATTGAGGTGGAGCGATGAGCGTTTGGACTGCGGCGTTCATGGATGGGTTGCGGCCTGAGCCACCGTTGACGGTGAGCGAGTGGGCTGATGAGCATCGGATGCTGAGCAGCAAGGCGAGTGCAGAGCCTGGCCGGTGGCGCACGAGTCGGACGCCTTACCTCCGTGAGCCGATGGATGAGCTGAGCACGACCAGCAATGTGCAGCGGGTGGTGATGATGTTTGCTAGTCAGACAGGGAAGACAGAAAGCGGATCGAACTGGCTCGGATACGTCATTGACCACGCGCCGGGGCCGATGCTGCTGGTGCAGCCGACTGTGGAGATGGCCAAGCGGCTGAGTAAGCAGCGGCTAGAGAGTTTGGTGACTGAGACGCCAACGCTGGCGGCGAAGATTGCACCAGCCAGGAGCCGGGACTCAGGCAACACGATGTTTGCTAAGGAGTTTCCTGGCGGGATGATGCTGCTCACCGGCAGTAACAGCGCCGTCGGTTTGCGCTCAACGCCTTGTCGCTACATCTTCATGGATGAGGTGGATGCCTTTCCGGCTGATGTGGATGGCGAGGGCGATCCAGTGAGCTTGGCGGAGAAACGGGCGACCACGTTTGCACGCCGGAAGATCCTGCTGACCAGCACGCCAACGGTTAAGGACTTCAGCCGAATTGAGGCTGAGTATTTGCGGAGCGATCAACGGCGGTTCTATGTGCCGTGTCCGAACTGCGGTGAGATGCAGTGGCTGAAGTGGCCGCGGATCAAATGGGAGAACAACGATCCGAGCACGGCGGTGTATGAGTGCGAGGCGTGCGGCGAGCGATTCGCGGAGATCCACAAGCCGGCAATGCTGCGCCAGGGAGAGTGGCGTGCGACTGCGCCGAGCGATGGCAAGACCGCTGGCTTCCAACTGAGTGGGCTCTACAGCCCGCTGGGTTGGTTGAGTTGGGCGGACATGGTGGATGACTTTCTGCGTGCAAAGGGTGATGGGCCGATGCTCAAGACTTTTGTGAACACCCGTTTAGCGGAGACATGGGAGGAGGACTACGCGAGCAAGGTGAGCGCCGACGGATTGATGGCGAAGCGCCTGCCATATGAGGCTGGCGTGTGCCCTGATGGCGTGCTGCTACTGACGGCTGGTGTGGACGTGCAAGATAACCGCCTCGCGGTCAGCCTTTGGGGATGGGGCGAAGGCGAGACAGGCTGGCTGGTGTGGCACCAGGAACTGATGGGTGACCCGACGCAGAGTGAGGTATGGGGCCAGCTGGATCAGGTGCTGGCGACGGCGTGGGCGACGGAAGGAGGTAAGGAGCTGAAGGTGACGCAGATGGCGATCGACTCTGGCGGCCACTGCACACATGAGGTCTACAACTATGTGCGCGACAGGGTGCGACAGGGTGTGGTGGCGATCAAGGGCAGCAGCAAGCGAGGCAGTGCGGCTGTGAGCAAGGGGAACAAGGTGGACGTGAACTGGAAAGGCCGGATCGTGAAGCGTGGTGTGGTGCTGTATTCAGTGGGTAGCGACACGATCAAAACCACGCTGTTTGGACGGATGCGTCACAACGAAGATGGGCCTGGCGGCCTGCGATTCGGGATGGCTGCAGATCAGGAGTACTTCAAGCAACTGACGGCTGAGAAACAGACGCTGCGTTATTTGCGTGGTTTCCCGGTTAGGGAATGGGTGAAGAAATCTGGCGATCGTAATGAGGCGTTGGATTGCGCTGTGTATGCCTATGCAGCGTTGCAGTTGAGTTACCGAAAGTTCAATCGCGCGACGATGTGGGAGCAGTTGCGGCAACAGTTGGAAGGAGGCGCTAGGACACCGCTAAGATCAAGGAAGCAACAGGCGGCTCCGGCTGGGCCTGGGTTCGTGAGCAACTGGTGAGGCCGTGAACATCCCTGCGACGATCCGAGCAGCTGACACGATTAAGTGGAGGGATGTTGCCGGGGTGGACAACCTGGGCAATGAGATCAGCAGCGCAACGTGGACGCTGACTTATTACTTGCGGACGAATACAGCTAGCGAGGGTGCAACGGTTGTCGGCACTGCGTATGGGACTGGTTGGGAGTTCACGATTTCTTCGACAACCAGCTCTGCATTTGATGCTGGCGACTGGTACTGGCAGGCGATTGCGACTGCTGGCGCTGAGAAGGTGACGCTGGGCGCAGGCCAGCTGCAGGTGCTTGCAGCTTTGAGTTATGCGGAAACGCCAGGCGCTTTTGATGGGCGGACACAGGCGCAGAAAGATCTGGATGCAGTGCAGGCTCAGATTCGCGCGCTGGTTAGTGGTGGTGCGGTGCAGCAGTACAGCATTGCGGGCCGCAGCCTGAGCCGTTACAGCTTGAATGATTTAATGGCGCTGGAATCTAAGCTGAAGGCCGAGGTCAAGCGAGAGCAGATGGCCGAGCTGATTGCCAATGGTCTTGGCAATCCGCACAACCTGTTCGTGAGGTTCTGATGGGTCTGCGCACGCGGCTGTTCAAGGCAATGGGATTTGAGCCGATGCGGCCACGCGCGCGGGCGTATCAAGGTGCTCGGGTTAGCAGGCTGACGGCTGACTGGGTGACAAGTGGCACGAGTGCCGACAGCGAAATCAAGTCGAGTTTCAAGGCACTGCGCAATCGTGCGCGGCAGCTGTGCCGGGACAACGACTATGCACGGCAGGCGCTGCGCTCTATTCAGAACAACGTCATAGGCCATGGCATCCGGCATCAGGGCCAGGTGCGAATGCTGCGTGGCGGCAAGTTGGATGAGGTGCTGAACGAACAGATCCACGAGTCGTGGGAGAAGTGGATGAACAAGAACCGCTGTGATGTGAGCGGGATCTTGGGCTTCCACGACATGGAACGCCTGGTGGTTAGATCACTGGCCGAGAGCGGCGAGGTGTTTGTGCGGATGATCCGCAGACCATTTGGTGATTCCAAGGTGCCGTTCGCGCTGCAGGTGCTGGAGGCGGATTACCTGATTGATGACGATGTGCCGCAGGCGAAGGATGGCAACACGGTGCGGATGGGGATTGAGGTGGATCAATACCTGCGGCCACAGGCGTACCACTTCTATGCGAACCATCCTGGTGATACTTATGCGGGCAACACGCGGACTAATGCCAAGCGGATCCGCGTTCCTGCTGATGAGGTGATCCATCTGTTCCTGCCAGAGAGGCCGGGCCAGACACGGGGCGTGACATGGTTCGCCTCTGCGTTGATGCGGCTGCACATGTTGCAGGGATATGAGGAGGCGGAGGTGGTGCGTGCTCGGGCCAGCTCGGCGCTGATGGGATTCATCCAATCACCGGAGGGTGAGCTGGTTGGCGATGAGGTCTATGAGGGCGAGCGCGTGAGTGAATTCAGCCCCGGTGTGTTCAAGTATTTGGCGCCTGGCGAAAGCGTGACGGTGCCGGATCTGAACGCACCTGACGGCCAGCTGGAGCCATTCACCCGTTCGATGCTGCGTGCTGTGGCGGCTGGCGTTGGGGTGAGTTTCGAGAGCATCAGCAAGAACTTCAGCGAGAGCAACTACAGCAGCAGCCGGTTGAGCCTGCTTGAGGAGCGCGATACCTACCGCGTGCTGCAGCGGTACATGATTGAGAACTTCCATCAACCGGTCTTTAACGCATGGCTTGATATGGCTGTGCTTGGCGGTGCGCTCAGCCTTCCTGGATATGAGACCAACCCTGATCGCTATCGCGCTAGCAAGTGGGTGCCGCGGAGCTGGGAGTGGGTGGATCCGCAGCGTGAGGTTGATGCCTACAAGACCGCAGTGCGGTGTGGCTTCAAAACACTGGCCCAGGTGATCACGGAACAGGGTGGCGATCTGGATGCGGTTCTGATGCAGCGGCAGTCGGAGCTGGCCAAGCTGGACGAAATGGACATCGTGCTGGATACCGATCCGAGCGAGGTGACTGAGGGCGGCGCCACTCAGGTGGCCAG